CTCCGGTCGAAGTTACTAGGAGACGGCAGGCTGGCGGCACTGCCCCCGGCCCCACCTGCACCCCCGGCTGCCCCCGGTCCCCGGCCCTGGAAGGGCACGGTCACCCCGCTGGCCCCGACCTTCACGTTCACCGGGCGAGCCTCCTCCTCAGCCTTCGCGGCTTGGGTGATGAGGGACGTAATCAACGCGGGGTCTACAAGCTGACGCTCCAGGAACCCGGCCTTGCCTCGGGCTACCTGCTCACCGATGCGAGCCCCCTCTCGGGTCTCCCGTGCGGCGAGGTCTGCCAGGGAGGTCTCGCGTCTCGTGGTCTGGCTCAACCCCCGGGAGGTCAGGTCCTGCTCACGTCGCCCTCGCTCCTTGGCGAAGGTGGTCGCAACGTCCTGCCGTGCCCCCGCCCCGAACTGGGTGAAGAGGCTTTCGATCTTGCCGAGGTCCGCCTCCCGTTGCGAGGTCAGGGAGTTGATGATTTCTTGTAGTCCTGCACTGCCTAGTCGTGACATTTACTATTCCTTTACGTGGCTAAGAGAGCCAAATCGTAATCAATTGAGACGCCCGTGTTATTCGCGGTTACTTCAGCCTCCCACCAGATATCCGTTTTTTCCCCAAAGGCTGGCGGGAATGCTCGTAAAATTGACTCAGACGATCCCGTAACATTGGGTATGGTATGAACAACTCGAACCGCCCCAGAGTATGGCTGCGTGATGTCGTCCGCATTCTGGTATTGAAACATTGTAAGGTTCGCCGCCTTGGTCGAGTCAACGTCAATTGAAAACCGCACCATGAATGCCTGATGAGCCCGGGGAACCGAATACTGAGTCTTCTGTGTCTGTCCCCTGCCTGTTTGGATGTTCGCCTGAACAGAGCCACCTCCAGTCACCTGGATTGTGATATCGCCCTCATTCGTCCCGTGGTATGTTCCCACGGTCGTCACAAACGCTCGATTAACCCTGATAAAAGACCCGCTCGTGGTAACTGGCGTGAGTCCGTTGAGCGTTACGACCTCGGATAAATCATCCCAGTTTGAGTCGAGACCCTCGATCGTGATGGTGTGAGCACCCGAGTTCGTAGTCGGATTACCATCATCATTCGCAGACGTAGAGACTACATCCATCACTGAGGCAGCGGTTAGCCACGTCAGGGTCCCGCCGTTAAACCAGACATGTTCGGGGGCTGCCGTGTCCACATCCGGATTCGTACCAAATTTGTGAACCGGGAGGAGACCGGGAACTTGACCTACAGCCGCCGCAAACGCAACCTCATTCGCCACCACGATAGGTTGACCCGCCGTAGTCTGAGGTCCGAACGTGTGTACTGTCATGCCGTTTTCTCCAACCCGAAGACTGTGAACGTTAGAGCATCTGCGACACCCGACCGAACAGCGAGGTTTCCTGTGGCATCATTCATGAAGATGCCACGATCAAAGAACAGGGAGATCGAGTCATTGGCCGCAACGGGCACGTCCCAGTATAAGGCTGTAATCTCGCTATAGGTCGTGCCGTCATCATCAATGAAGACCCGCATCGTAGCGGTTGCCCCGCTCGTGTTACAAACAATAATCGCCGTTATCTGTGTCTCCGTTGACGCTCCTGGGGAGTAAACCGAGGCCGCATTTGTATCGGCTGGGCGAAGTTGTCCTAGAACTGATCCGTCAATAGCCATCGGTTATCCATAATAGATGATGTTTTCGTAGCGGTTCTCTGGGTCGATAGACAACGTACCAGACGTTTTTTGAAGCGTCACGTTATCCGTGGTGAGGGCCAACCCCGCACTCGACTGAGTAAAGGGTTCATCCGTCGCAATAACAAGAGTGATTTGGCCGGCGGTGTTTAGCTGGATGGCACTGTTCGCATCGACGGTCGCCATATTACCACTAAGCCGATCCCAACTGCGACCCTCTCGCCGCTTTGAGCCCGGGTTTCTAATCGTTCCACCAAAACCCATTACTCTTCCTCAGCTTCGTGCTTTTGAATTTGTGCGAGTCGTTCCTCTGTCGATCGCGGTTGGTCGGGGCGTAGGTCCCAGACATGACCACACTCCGAACAGCGGTAAAACTGCTGAATCAGTCGCGAGGTATAATAGCGTCCACAGATGCACGGGATGCCCATTACTCTTCCTCACGGCGTACGACGCCAGTATCTTCCGCAATCAGTGACCCGTTCTCATACGCCCAGGTCGTGTCATTTGTGTTGTTGTCAATCGTGATGATGATCGAGTTACCTGAGACCCGCTGGATCATGGGGCCGGTTCGGCCCGCGGTCAACGTCTTCGCGGCTCGGATAGTGGTGGAGGCTGCTGCCGCCTCTGCCGTCGTTCCCGTGTGGAACTGGACAACCGCCGAGCTATCCGATCCAGTGGCCAGGTTAATCGTGGTCTCGCTGGCAGTGATCTTGCCGCGATCCCCTGCGATCAGCGGCGTGAACCGCACGTAGCTGTGGATCGTGGTACCATCGTCCGTCTTCTTCGTCCGATCGAAGAACCGGATGATCGAGTCGAACCCGCCGAGGAGCACCGCCCGATCGTCGAAGTCGTCGGCGTCGAACAGGGCAACGGCAGTAGGACCGTGAGCGGTGGGGTACTGATCCCGCCAGAAGGAGTCCGTCCGCTCGTCCCAAAAGTAGTGGTCCGTAGAGGCCGAGGGCTCGTTCTGTGGAGTGATGAAGATGTGGACGCCCTGCCACTCCCGGTCGTACATGAGCCGGATACGGTTGTCCCCGAAGTCAAGCTGCGAGAGCGTGTCATCGAGTCGTCCCTTGGAGATGGACTCCAGCGACTGGCTCCCAGCCGGCACCTTGTACAGGCCGTTTTGGGCGAGGAAGTAGATGTTGGAGGCCGTGTCGAACGTGTGGGCCTCTGGCCCTACGATTCCAATCTGGCGGCTTACGTTGTCAATCCGCCCGTTCTCTGCCGGGTCACCCGAGAGAACCCAGATCGTGTGGTCCCCACCGAAGTAGAGCACGTCGTCGAGGTACGGGACCAGGGCCGTAACGATGTCTTCTAGCTGCCCGGCCTGATTCGAGTTGCCGGCCACCGCCTCGGTGCCGTCCGGGTCGGTCGGGAAGTAGTTCCAGTCCAGTGCGTTTCCTACCTTGGACATAAACCAATTCTGGGGGTCTGTCTCTAGGCCGGCGATCACGATGCGTCCCCGGTAGAGGGCCATGAACCGGCCGGTTACGTTGCCGAGGGCAAGTGTGCCTGCCACAGTTGAACTCTGAATCGCTTGGTCTACGGTGATGACGGTCGGACCAGTACCGGCCACGCTCGCCACCGTGTACGTCTGGTCGTTATCAGTGTTCGAACCCAGGACCTCAATGAAGTCCCCGGCGGTAATGACGAGACTGAGGTCCTCTGCTACCGTGAACGATGGAGTCGCTGGAGTCACGGCAGTGATGTCGTACTGCGTCCCGTTCCCGCCCACCGGAAGGGCCCCGGCGGTGACGTTGTTCTGCCAGATGGAGACCACGTTCGTCTTGGGATTAAGCTGGGCGTAGGATGCCCCGTCCGTCATGTGGACGATCTGGAACGAGTCCTGGGTCCACACCTCGTTCGTGCTCCCAAACGTGGAGGTACCCACCAGCGTCAGGCCCTCGGCCTTCGTGCCCGAGTAGATGTTCCCGCCCGAGGCAACGATGAGCTTTACCGTCCGACGCGATGCCGGGGTAGACCCCGTGAAGACCGCGAAGGAGTTGATCCGCCCGGCCGAGTCGTTCATGTACAGGCCAAGATCGGTCTGAGCTGAGAACGTCGTAACAGTTTCGTTGATGAGTTCAACCGAGTCAATGAGGACCCGGATGTTGTTACCATTAACGTGGATATCAATCTGTGCGTTCACGTCGGCGGTGATATTCGCGTTGACGTTTACGGAGGCAATCGCGACGGCGGGGATACCGACGTTGAAGGCCTGCAAGTCTAGGAGAGCGTTACCCCCCGACTCCGTGATCCCACACCAGATGAAGTTCCGAGCCCCCACGTCGCCCCGGAAGAACACGCCGAACTGCCGTGTGCCGCTGATCGCCCCAGCCATCTGCCCGTTCACCTTGATGATGTAGGCCGACCCGAGCACAAGTGAGGGGGTGTAGTGTGCCGTGGTAGTGGCGGCTCCGCCGCCGAGCAACACGCCACTTACGGCCCGAATCCGAGTCGTCCCATCGTCAACCGATTGGAACTCGCTCTGGTAGCCCGTGAAGTCGGTATCGACCACGTCTAGGTCACCATCGGCGGTCGTGGAGAAGTCCTTGCTGACCAGTTCCTGATCTGCTACGATCGTCGTGCTATCGAAGGCCAGGGCCACCGACGCGATCCGCTGGATAAAGTTCGAGCCGTTCACCGCGGTGGCTAGGTACTTGGCCAGACCGGCCCGCTGCCCGCCCCGCTTGCGGGCCTTGAGTGAGTCGTGGGGTCGCACGTTCAACGCATCGAAGGTAGTGCCGGCAGGCTGATCGGAGTAGGAGGTAACCTCCACGATACCGCCGAATGGCCACTTGAGTTTCACGGGCTGACGTGCCATGTGGACCCCTGGAAAAGAATAAAGGCTCAGCCCGGTAGGGCCGAGCCTTCAGTTAATTTAAGATGAGAGCGTTGGATTACGGGAGGGCCAGTTCGGCCTTCACATCTTCCAGAGCAAGCTCGCGGCCCGAGGCCTTGAAGTAATCAGCGATAGCCTGATTCTTCGCCGCGGGTGAAGGTGCGAGGAACAGATCGAGGACGGCAGTTTCCTGAGCCGCCTCAGCGGAGGTAATCGCATTGTCGAGAAAGGTGTTGGTAATAGCAGGCATGTCGCCTCCTTCAGGCAGGGGGGGTGGGTTGTCAGTGTCAGAGGGCCCCGGGCCCAACTAGCAACCCGGGGATTAATCATTGAAGTCCTTGGAGATATCCAAGTGACGCACCGTCAGGGCCTTGGCCGCAGCCTCTGACCCCTCGATACCGATGAACGGGATCAGGTCATGCCCGGCTCCCACAGCCGCGGCGACGTGAGCCGCCAGGACACCATTGATGAACAGAGACACTTCTCGGTCACCGTTGATCGCGAGCTTGATATGGTAGCTAGTCGAAGCCGCCACGGTTACCGTGGTAGCCGTAGTCGTATCCGTACCAGCATCCGAGGTAATCAGTTGGAACACGCCCGAGGCAACGCCCGCCTCGTAGCGGACAAAGGCCTGCTCGGCGTCAGTGGCGACCACGTTATCGTTGGTCAGCTTGAGGCCAGCATGGATGATCGAGGCCGTGATGTCGGCCCCCGTTACAATGACCGTGTCCATGACCACGCGGTCGGACGTGGAGAAGTCCGCGGTCGCCCAACTCGTCTGAGTCGTGTCCGTGTGCGGCTGGAGCAGGGCCTGATCCTCGTCAGCACCGGCAGTCGTGAGCGTGATGCCCCCGCCCGTCGAGTGCGTGGAAAGGGCTGAGGTCATGTTCGTGCCGGCCACTTCAAAGTTGCGGTTGGCCGCGAAGATCAGGGCCATCTGAGCCAGGGTCGGAGCCGTGGCGGTAATCAGGATGTCGGCATTCAACAGCGGACGCTGAGTGAAGTTCTCCTCCAGAATCATGCCGTTGGCCCGGGACCGATAGATCGACCCGTGCTTTTTGGTGCCGAGGTTCTTATAGATGGTGCCGTCCACCCGGTCATGGAACTCATGCCCCGCGTCGTACGCGGTGCTGGCACTCCCCGGCAGGAAGCTGATATCATCAAACTTGCGGATGTGATCGTCTAGGTACTTTCTTGACATTTCTGTCTCTCTTTCTACGGCAGGACACCGTAAATATGAAGCGGCTCACTCTGGTTCTGAGCCATCCTCCCCGTGCTTCGGGGTTATGAAAACAAATTGGTTATCGCTCGTAGGCCTCACCGATGTCGCAAGGCATCGGGATGAAGAGGCCGGTACCGTCGAGGGTGACCCCACAACCGAGCATAGGCTTGTCCACGAAGTCCTTGCCATAGTTGAAGGCATAGGCGTGGACATCAATGCCGCAGCCGACGTTTAAGCCGAAGATGCGACGAGTCACGCTGGCATGCCATAGGCATCCGGCATCCTTGTGGAGATGCCCGATCACAGTGGACATCCCACGTTTGATCGCTAGGTTCCGGGCCGCGTTGACACCCGAGGTGCCCGTTCCGTGGGTGTAGAGAACGCCATCAACGATGTGCTCCCAGTCCCAGTTCCAGTTGGGCGTGTCCCAGATATCCGCAAAGTCGCGTAGGCAACGGACCGGGAGGCCAGCCTTGCGAGCCAGCCGGATCGTCCGGGCGTCGTGGTTGCCGATGCACACCTTCGCAACCGGGAACTTCTGGACCCACTTCTTCAGTTGCCGCTTGGCGGCGAGCACCTCGTGCCCGGCACTCAGGCCGTCAGCATCATGCTCGTGGAAGGAGAGGGCGTGTAGGTCTACGATGTCCCCGCTGAACACAACCTCGTCGATGTCGTATGTATCATAGACATCACAAATAAATTCAAAAAATCGGGGGTGGGTGAAGGGGGCGTGGATATCCGAGATAGTCAGTACGTTCATTCTTTCTCCCTTAGACCCTAAGTATACCACAGAATCGGGCAAAGTCAAGTGACTTGCTCAATTAAAATGTGATATTCTGGCCACCCACCTCATCAACCGTGCCCTGAACGAAGGGCCGCACTGACTGTTGGTCGCTGTTCTCGAACATGATACCGAGGGACCGGGGGGTCGCCTCGCGGTCAAGTCGCTTGGAGTTCTCAAGTTGCTTGTTGTACGCCTGAGCCCAGGCCCCGCCGAACTTGTCGAATCGCTGCTCCTCAGCCTCCATCTTACAGGCTGCCAGGAGGGTCCGGTCATGCTTTACACCCACAATCGGCCGGTCAGTTCCAAGGCTAAGAGCGGCAGGCACTCGCTGGTACTTGAAGACAACTGTGCGATTAGCGGACGGAGAAGGCCAAAACACAGCCTCCCAGCGAGGAGCCTCATCCGGGGTGTCCTGAACGAGAGGTCGAAAAGCAACCAAAACAGGGTCGCCCCCAGTGGTCGTCTGTCCGGCGTTAAGAATCCTGATCTCCTCATCCGCGATCTCCTTGATCTCCATGCGGGGGGTGCCCGCGGGACCGGCGTATGTCATCCGCCCCAAGACCTGTCCCTCAAAATCTGCGGGCATCTGGTAGCGGTGCTCCTCGCCCTGGATGGCGGGGAGGGATACAATCGAATACTCATCTCCTGCCGTGAACGTCAGGTTCGCGTCAGCGAACGTGAAGACCCCGGCCGAGGTCGAACTCTGGATGATGTGGACGGCAGAGGCACCCGTCGTGGCGTTGATGATCTTGACGCTGTCGCCGGCAAACGTATTCGCAACTTCGGTGCGAGTCGTGTCCGTGAAGGTCCCGGTCCCGCCGGTCTCGATCGAGCCAGTGGTGGCGGTCTCGAACGTCAACTCCGCAACGGGGCGGAGGAACATCCAGTCCCGCTCGTTCAGGAACCGCCGATACCCGTCGTTCACGATCCGGCTTACAACGTCCAGGTCGTGTGCGTCGATTGGCAGTTGGGACTTCCCGGTGCCGGCGGTACCCTTGTAGTCAACGCCGATGAACTCAGCGACTCGGGTGCGTAGATCGTCGTAGGTGAGGTTTGACATAGGAAATAGCGGGAGAGGGATTCGAACCCCCGGTCTTCTGCTTATGAGGCAGACGAGATGGCCGTCTTCTCCATCCCGCTAGAAAACAGTGGATGAGATTGCTCTCACCCACCGCGAGGTCGGCAGTTCATGACGAACTGCCAGGGAGGAGTTAGCTAGAACGGTTCACGCCCGTGTACACTGCCTCAACGAGGCCAGCCGAAGCACTGATTGCCGAAGTCCCGTGAGGGTTATTGGCACTGTCTTCATCGTACAGGCAGTAAAACTCGTCCGAAGCGATCGCGTGTGCTCCGCCGTCAGCCAGGAAGTCCTGGGCATTCGCGAGCACGCCACCGTCGCCCACGTCGATGGCAACTGCGACCTGGATGGTCACAACGTCACCCACGCGAGGCTTCTGAATTACGATGAACCCTGGAGCAGTCGTGCCCCCAGAATCCGCATGAACCACGCCCGCGAACTTAGGCGGAATATGGGTGGCGGGGGAGTTCTCCACCGCAGCACCAACTTCCTTGCCCTCAAACGCGGAATCATTCGGGTCGGCAGCGGAGACGTAGTAAACTACCGCCCCTTCCTCGACCGTGGCAGTGCCCGTTAGGAACACAACCGTCTTCTCCGGCTCAGGCCGGCCTTCGTACTGAATAAGACCCATGTTGGAATCTCCTTAAAGTTGAAAAGAAGGTGGGGTGGTAGAGACGACAGCCGAATCTGCCCCACCGTAAAGCCAAGTTTACGCAGACGGGACCAGCGAACCGACGAAGCCGGCTTCCCGCACGTTCGTGCAGAAGTACTGGTACTGACCGTAGACAGTGGTCGTGAACACGCCGGGCTGCTCAACATCAGTCTCGGCCTCGTTCTCAACCATCCACTCACCGGACATGACGTACGGCTTGAAGAACTCGTGGTTCACACCGTACACCGGGTCATCCGTGTCACCGTTGATCTGGGGCGTGTGGAGGACAGGCACCTTACGGAAGGTGACGTTGTTCTCGAACGGAGCCAGATCGCTGCCGAGGTTATCATTCCCACGAGTCGTGAGATCGGTGAACTCAGTGAGCACCCGACGACCCATGTAGATGCGGTAGTTCGACAGAGGGCCCTTGACCAAGTCCGATGCGATCATCGGGCTCTGGAAGTCGGTCGCGAAGAAGGCTTCACGGGTACGCTTCACGAAGTCCGCGTCGATCGCGTCGTAAGTAAAGGCCCAGTTACGCCAGTGAGCATTAGCTGCGGTGCTGCCGTCAATCCCACCCTTGGTGGTCGTGGTCGAGGCGTTACCGTAGCGAATGGTCTGACCGATGAAGTCACCCGTTGAGCTAACCGAGGCGTTAACCTTGTTTAGCCAGTACGGCAGACCGAAGGGGTTACGATTGTCCGAGGCCGACTCAGGAGTAGACCACGCACGCAGTTCCAACAGGTTGGCCAGATCGACCATCGACTCCATCCGCTTGCTCTTGATTAGGCTGATGTAGCCGGCACGCTTACGGTTGGCTGCCAGTTCCTGCCGCGAGATGGAGTAGCGGGTAAGAACCTGCGACCACCGTGCGGAGATTTGGCTCTGCTGGTCACGCTGCGTAACCGCGATCTTCTGGTAAGGAAGAACGTGCTGAGCGTTACCCTGCGGATCAAGAACGATGTTACGCTGAATCAACGTACCGCTGTCCAACTGCACCTTGTCTTCGGGGAACCACTTGTTGATGACGTGGTAGCGAGGGTGCTCCAGCGTCATCTCGAAGGCACCGTCGAACGGCAGTGCAGCCTGAGTCGTACGAGTCAGGTCAAGCAATTGGGCATTAGGAATACCTTGTGCCATTGTTTAGAATCCTTTAGTCTTCGTCAAAGAACGCACCGAGTCCCAGGTTACTGATCCTCTGATCCAGTGCCTGGACGGCCGCGGCCTCTGACTGCTCGCCAGCTTCGATACGGTCCACCGTACCCCGGGAGGGCTTGGCAACCGTACTCTTCGAGCGAGTTTTGATTTGAGAAATGAGTTCCTTTCGGACGGCAACTTGACGCTGCTCGGCCGAAACAATATGGTGAGCCCGTGTCAGGTAGTGAGCGGCCCCTTGATCGGGGTTCCCACGAACGATGTCACCGGCTCGGATTCGGTCAGCCTCTCGGCCAACCTGGACGCGGTTCTCCAACTGCTCTGGCGTCAGGGCCTCAACCCCGGCTCCGTAGAAGTCTTTGTACCCAGCACCGAACGACACGAATGCCGCCTCCAGTGCCGCGACGGTAGCCTGCTGTTCCGCAGCCTCCGACTGGGCAATTACCGCATCGAGCTTCGCTTCACGCTTTGCGATCTCGACATCACGCTTCGCGAGAGGTACGAGGACCTTCTCCACGAAATCCTCACCGTACTGATCGACGGCCGCAGCCTTCGCTTCCGCATCGGTGATTAGAGCTTCCAAGGGGGACTTGACCGCATCGGTCGTGTCCGCAGACGCGGACTCTGCATTCGCATTCGGCTTAACCTCCGTCGAGGCTGGGCCATGCAGCAGAGTCAGGGTCTGAGCATTATACTGCTCCTGTAACTGCGTGAGAAGCTCTGTGGCTCTCGCCGGATCGCTCTTGATGAGTTCATCCAGGTCGGCCTTGTCGGCACCCTCACTAATCGCTAGATTGATGAGGGATTCGTCAATTTGGGGGGCATCGGAAGCGTCCGCGATGGCGTCAGCCACGGGCTCCTGCTTCTCGATGACTACGTCGTCGGTTGGTTCGGCCGGCGGGGTCTCCGCAGCCGGGGTGATCCCTAGGTGCTCGGCAAAGGTCTCGCCGTCGTCACCCATGATCTCGTTCCACTTATCGTCCGCTGCCGCTAGGGTCTGCGGTTCGATTGGGCTTAGGTCCTGTTTCGCGTCTCCCTGAACATCCTCTTCTGGCATGGTAGCTCCCGTGTTTGGTCCCTGTTAGGGGTGTCTATTATAAGTATACCACAGATTTGGTAAAAGTCAAGTCTTTTGTAACGATTATGACGAAAAAAGTGAAGATTTTATTTAGATGGCCCGCCTGAATAACCATCATTATCGTGGAAACCCTCTTCCTTTAAGGCTTTAGAGCGTTCGTGGTGGGAGTGGAAGATTCGCTCCCCGGTCTCAGAATCGTACTTCCGGTGGGGAAACCGGCGGCTGGCGTCCGCTACCTGCTTGGGGTTGATCCCCATCGCATTGCTGCGGAGGGGGACATCGTAGCCCGCCATCGGGGTATTCGCGAGGCTCACGATTCGGTCGGACAATTCGCCGCACTCGGGGCAGGCGAACGGGGTCTCGTATTCGGAGACGGGGTTGAACTGTTCAAAGTCCCCGTGCTCGGGGCATCGGTATTCGTAGAGTGGCATGGTGGGTTCGTCTCCTCTAAAATCCTGTCTAGCTCGGCTCTGGTATCCCAGAACTTGTCCCAGTTAAAGCGGCCCTCGGCCGTGGCCGGCCGGCGTCTATCACCCTTCCCAGCCATCAGAGTTCCCTCATCCAGTATAGTGACGATCCAAAAGCCCACGGGTGGGCCGGGGCGTAGAGTCGGAACCCCATACCCATTAAGCTGTTAGCAGACGGCAGGTTGTCTACGGTCGTGTCGGTCAGTACGTGGGTCATACCTAGGCGGCGAGCATAGGCGAGGCGGACCCGAATCAGGGCCTTCTGAATCCCTTGCCCGCGGCAGTGCTCCAAGACTCCCGCCCGGCATAGGTAGCCGATGTGGGGCTCCCGATAGAGCCGTCGCATCCCAGCGAACCCGGACGGCTCGCCATCCTGAAAGGATATCCACCAGTAGCCGGTCTTATCGGCAAGGTCATCGGCCGGAAAACAATGCTCATCCAGGAGGTTGAGGGCGTGACGGACAGACTCCTCCTCGGTGTCTACCCGGCGGATCACTGGAAGGGCCCTCTCGCAGCTTGGGTCTCGCCCGAGCTAAGTTGTCGCTCTGAGTTGGTCTCCGCCGCTAGGCTCGTCCCGCCGGTCGGCCCCTGCTGAGTCGGGACTGGTTGGCCCGGTCGGCCCCCCGTCGCGGCCCCCGGGCCTAGCGTGATACCGGATGACCCGGCCTGTCCGGTGAACTGACCCGCCTTGCCCTGGTCTAGCTGGGCCAGGAACTGCGTCATGAACATGTCCTTGAACAGTTGAACATCCACCCAGGCGTCGGCGTCCTCCAGCCCCATCTCGCTTGCCGCGGACTCCAGGGCCTCATTGAGTCGGAAGGCGGGGCCCAGTAGCTGAGCCGCCTGTACCAGGGACGGGATGACCGCGGAGAAGAACTCCATCATGCGGCGGATACGCACGCTCGGGTCCTGCCGGACCATCGAGAATGCCTCGGTCTCCACGGCGTAGTCCAAGAACTCCCCACGCCGCATCTCGGGCGTGTAGAGCACCTGCTCCTCGATCCCCTTCTCCCGCCGCACCAGTGGCAACTCGATCAGGGGGTCCGTGTGCAGGAAGAACATCAGGTCGTTGGATACGGAGGCCACGAAGTCGTGGACTTGATTCTGGAGGTCAGACAGTCGCACGCTGGCATTGGCCTGGAGAATCTCGCTCTGCCCCAGGGTCGGGGCTTCCGCCCGCGTACCCGCCAGTTGATCGAGCGATCCGGCCTGCTCCGAGAACTGCCGCTTGATCCACTCCATGTAGGTGTAGCTGTCTTCGGTCGAGCCGCCGTAGTTCAGTTCCTTGACGCCCTCGACAGAGTTGACCCGGAGGGTCTCCCCATCCACGGCGTTCATGATGGCGTCGGCGTCCTCGACGGAGTCCCCGTCATAGAGGATCACCCGCTTGCCCCGCTCGGCCTGCCTCGCGATCTTACGAGCAATCCGATTGCCCAGGATGTGGAGGTCGTACCAGATGGAGGCGGGAGGAACCGGCAGGATGTTGTCAGGGACGAACGTGTACCCGAGCATGTGGTAGGGGCCCTGCTCCGGGCCGGCGTAGTCACGCACGCCCACGAAGTCCTGGACCGTCTGGCCGGGCTGCCAGATCATGGTGTAGACCCGCTGCTCGCTCGGGACCCAGACCTCAGCGAGGTCAACCCGCTCGAACAGTTCGTGCTTCTTGCGGCGGCTGAGGCGGCTGGCCTCAAGCGTTCGCCCCGGCGTGTCAAAGCGGGAGGTGGCCCGCGTGATCGCATCGGCGTCTAGGCCCATGTCGATCGCGTCCACCTTGTTGACGGTGAAGCGGTTGCCAATAAAGTTCTGCTCGTCCCAGTCCCGGGCATTCGGGTCCAGGAGCATGTCGTCAGGGTCCACTCGCTCTGCGAAGGGCTCCCCGAGGTTGAAGTCCATGCCGTCGATAGAGATAACTTGTGAAGAGGTGGCGAGGCCGGTCTTGATAAAGCCGGCCGCGAAGATCGAGTCAATCACCGCCTTGCGTAGAGCCATGCGGAAATTGATCTTCTTGATGAGCTTGTTGGTCGCCAGTTCGAGGACGCTGGCGTACTCGCGGTACTCCAGGATATCCGTCCTGATCTTCAGCTTGGGGTTGTTGAAGACGAGGTTGGGAACAATCGTGGTGATGGCAGTGTGGAGCAGGTTGATCGGGGACGCCTGGATCGTCTCCCCGCCGCTCGCCGTTTTTACGTCCGAGTAGAACCGCCCTACCATTTCATTGAGGAAGAGAACCCGCCCCCGTCGCATCCTCGCAGAGGATTGGTGGCTGGCGTTCATCGCCCGGGACATCCGGGGGGCAGTAATTCGTTCTGGCATGGGGAGGTTCCAATAGAAAGCACCCGTCCCTTCGTGCCGTATACAAGCAAGGGACAGGTACGTGTTTGATTGTGGTCCTCCCCAGGACCTCGCTAATTGGCTGGGCGGGAGTCGAACCCGCACTACCGGGTCAACCCCGGGGTTCTGTTTAAACTACCAACCTAAGATCGGATGGCGGGTCTCGAACCCGCGACCTGGATGTCCTACCTAGAGCATGTGGCTGGCCGTATCACAGCCCTTTGGACTCACGCTCTGGGGGTGTCACCCTCGCTCTACCTGCTGAGACTTACATCCGATCAATTCTTTAGTCGCCGTCTGGCTCGCCATGCGTCTCGGGCACAGCCTTGCCAACCGCCAGGGATAAGTAATCCCCGCACTTGTTGCTGTTCGACTCCCAGGCGGAGACGTAGCGGTGAATCGTCACCGTGCCATCGCCGTTGTCGATCACGTCGTCGATATCCACGACGAGCTTCACGTTGCCGCGATGAGTCGGACTGTTGTCCGAGTTCCGGTCCTCGTTCTGCCAGAGTACGCCGCGATTGCTGTTGTCGTACTCTTTCTTCTTCTGTGCCATTGTGGTCACTCCCACGCCACCAATTCTTGGTTTAGGTCAGGGAAGCGGGTGGCGTTTCACTTCCTTAACCGAACACCCTAATTATACCACAGATTCAGCAAAAGTCAAGTCGCTTCGTCACTTTTTTTCCACTCGGTCCCATAATCGGGGAGGGAGATGCAGCATTTGAGGAAGGCAGCCCGCCCATCCTCGGTACGCTGGAGGTGGAGAGAACTCAGGGTCGAGTACACGTAGGTCTTCTCCTCGACCTTCGCGTACGCATAGACGGCCAACTCGGACCCGTCATGGAAGAACACCATGTCGGGGATATAGCTCATCGACGCCTGTTGCTTATCGTACGGGCCCCCAAAGAATCGGATGTTGTCCATCTTTAGTGTGACCATGCGTCTCCCCGCTTCTGTCTCCGACGTTGGGTCTGATGATATTTGAAGCTGTGCTTGGGAGTCCGCGGCGGGGCCGCGTCGTGATCCCCGACATCCTCGCGAGCCAGGAAGGCGATCGCATCCGCGACAACGTGGTCACCGTGGGTCGCCCCAGCCCCGCTGTCCTGGTCAATGCCGGCCGAGCCGGGGATCAGCCTCCAGGTGTCGTCGTACGTGTAGGAGAGGCACTCGTCGAGGGCATCCCGGCACGGGTTGATTACCTCGCAGGTCTTCAGGCCGTTACGGTACACGCCCAGGAGGTCCTCTTTAAGCTCGGGCGTTGAGTGCCACCCGTTCTTGTTGACCTTGGGGCGATCCTTCTTCGTGTAGGTCCGTCGCTTGTACTTGGGGCGATAGCCGATCTGCTTCACCCGAGTGGTGAACTGGGCCCCGACGCCGCCGTTCGTCTCCCAGTTCAGGAGTGCGGCTCCTGTCTGACCCCCGAACCAGATGCCTACCTTGATGGCCTCCTCAGCCAGCTTATAGGGGTCTGTAACGGCCGAGACAAACTTGGCGACGATTCGCTTTGCGGTCACGTCGTAGACCGAGATAACCGAATTAGAACTTCCGGTACCCGCCGAGATATCAACCCCGAGCGTGTAGCTGTGCGTCTGGTCTGGTCGGCCCTCGATCAACCCACACCACAGGGACCAGACAGCCTCTGTCGCTCCACCCGCGATCCACTTGATCTCCTCAGCCTGCCGGTTCCTCAGAATGGTCAGACGGGAGTCACTCTTCTGGTCAGCCAGTGCGAACACGAGATGCCCGCGGTGGGCTGGCGGAGCCTGAAACAGGCGACGGTGTTGCTCGATCTCCCCCGCGTCAAAGAACATCCGGCCCGCTTGGCCGTGATTCATATCGACGTTCTGGGCGAGGTCACGCCGGGCCCGGTTTGCCTCCTGATACTTGTACCACGCGGAGGTATACTTCTTCCCGGGCTCACAGGTGTACCCGATCTCCGCCCCGTGGGCATCGACCAGTTCGCAGTCACGACCCTTGTCGGGGTGACGCCACCAGGGCATCTCTAGGATACGGCAGGCTCGGCTTTTCTTCAACTTTGAGAACCACGTATTGGGGCCCTGCGGAGTCGAGTTGTATACCTTGCAAGCCGTCGTATCTGTAAGAGCAAGGTCGATCTCTTCGGCCTCGCGAACGCGAGCAAATTCGTCAAGCAGCACGGCAGTCTTACGAGCACCTTGCCCGGCGTGTTGGTTTGTTGATTCACCGACGATCAGGTTACCATTCCGCTCATTCTTGATACGGAGGATATTGTCATCAACCCCAGGTTGCATCCACGCGGGTTGCATCCTGAGAAGGTAGCGGTGCTTCTCGAACAGCGTGTCCATGTTGCCACGCTGATCCACATATTTTTCGTTACGGCTCATCTCCAGGAAGGTACACCCGGGGATGAACTGCCAGTACCAGTGGAACACGGAGAGCCCGATCCACGAGGCACCCATATCACGAGACTTGTCGATTAAAACATTCTCGCCGTTGTCAATACAGTGCCGGATCGTCTGGATCGCCTCGTCCTGCACCTTCCAGGTGATGAACGGGATGTTAACCGCACTGCCCTTTACCGACCGTTCGATGCCATCCTCGCCCACAGCCTTCTGGAGAAAGGTCCACCCAAAGGCGTTAAGCCAAAAGATGGGGGACTGAACACACGCTTGCGTAAGGGTTCGACGAAGGCCCGCGTCTCGGTTCGCAGCCTGCCGCAGCTTTCGTCTCCACCGCAGATTCGCCTCCATCCGCTTGGGAATCTTGAGGCCGGTGTACGGACAGACCGCAATGTCCGCATGGAATCCGGGGTGATCTAGTACGTCAGACATTAGCTAGTCCGGCGAATAATTCTTGCTCGGATGATGTAGCCAACAGCGTTCACTGTTGAGGCAATGATATGTAGGTCGTTGGTTCCGGCAGCATTGATCTTCTGCGTGGGGACCGGCTCAAAGTAGTTGATGACCCGGTGGTCGATGGCCGCGGCGAACTGCACCTGTTCGAGAATCTCGCCGGCGTCTAGGTCATTGCCAGCATCGTTGTCCTGGAACACCGTCACCAGATTGGCGTTGGCGGTCGTGTTGTTCAGGGACATCCCGTAGATGACAATTCTGTCTGTGGCAGCCGGGACTACGGCGAGCCCGTTCATATCGACCCACGTAAGATCGACGGCGGTGCTGATGTCGGCCGCAGCCGCCTTGGCGGTAATAAAGGTTCCCGATGGAAGCATGAAGAAACTCCTAAGTGCGTGTGATAAACCCGTTGACCGTGAATGAGACATTGCCCGTCGCGGATGCGACTACCATCGGCACATTAGTTGCAGCGGCATTGATCTTTTCAAGGCGGGCGGGGAGAGCGAAGTTGGCCGACAAGGTTCCCTGTCCGGCATACTCGAAGGCGTAGATTTCCTCGCCGTCGTCTAGTACGTCATCCCCATCGTCGTCCTGGAAGAACGTGACACTCTTGGCCGTGGCTGCGTTCGCACACACGATGTCCGTGATGCTAAGCCGGTCGCCAGTGGCGAGCGTGACGGTGTTGCCGTTCTGGTCCCTCCACACGAGAGCCTCGGGGGTCGTGAGAGCACTGGGCTCCAGGGTTGCGGTGACGATTCGTCCTACGGGGAATGGTGCCAACTGATAACTCTTTCCGTTGCCGAGGTTGAACTGAGCCGTCAGTTGAGCCTCGTAAATTAAGATGGTGTCGTAGATGGTTTCAATCTCACCATCCGTCAGGGCTGCATTCCACAGAGCTACGTGCTTGATGTCGCCCTTCCAACGGGCAGATACCGTGTACACGTTGTTGAGGTCGAACGCCCCGATAATCAAGTTCGTGAGGGCGACATTGGAACCACTACCGGCGGTCGTGGTGATGATGTTCGTGCCGTTAATGATGAGGGTGTTAACAGACCCGCTACGACGCAAGCAAATGTGAACCCAGTCCCCATTCGCGAACGTGCCGTCCTCGTGGTCACTGTCGTAGATGAAGACGTTGTTTACCTTCAGGGCGATCGCGACTTGGCTTATCCCGCCCACGCCTGCATTCGAGGTGCCTACCCCAAAGAAGTTACTGCCGTTAAACTCACACCAGAAGCAGTGACGATCTTGCTCCAGCGGCAATGCCTGCATAAAGCCCATGATCGTGAAGTCACCGCTGATAACATCGTACTGCCGTCCAGACTGGTTGAAGAACTCGGTACCCGCGAAGTTAATGCCGGGGCCTGCGGTCCCGGGGTTCTGGTACGTGAGGTCCTCTGGGTTCTGGGGGGGCCAGAGCGTGTTGCGGTGATCTTTGGAGGTCAGTTCCTTGCTGTCCAGGATACCGCCACCGGGTTCGTCCATCTGCCAGTACCCTTCCATCGCGGTTGGCTGCGTGGCCAGGATGACGGCAGAGAGGGTATTGTCGGGGATTGG